AGCCATCGATAACGGTGCCCTTTCTTTTTAATTAAGGATAATCATGACAGACGAATTACAAAAACCATTCAGTACAAGTTATGTACTAAAAACAACTGCTAAACATATGCGTAAAAGCATTGATATCAGCATAAGAAAGACATTTGAGAGAGTTAAAGAATTCGAGCCTGACACAGACAGGGCAAAAGAAGTTTTTATAACATTATCAATATTACATCAAATGCGAAAGAATCTTGATGATTTTCAAGCTTTGAATTCAGACAATTTTAAAGGTGAGTAATTTACTCATCAATAACGGAACGGTAAAATGATTCCACAAATAAAGGTAAACAATATGTCAGGTATTAAAAGTTTAGTTGGACGTAAGATGACTAAGTCTGTGAAGTTCATGGGCGAAGATGTTAAGATTTCAAAATTGAGTGTTGCTGAAGTTATGGACATTCAAGTTAAAGCTAAAGAAATAGAATCGGATGAATCTGCAGGTCTTACTTTACTTCAAACGGTAATTCGTTCAGCTGTTGAAGGAGCTGAAGATTTGGCCGATGAAGACTTCCAAACATTTCCTATGGATGAGTTGTCAAAACTCTCCAATGAAATTATGAAGTTCTCAGGTATTGGTGCAGACCAGGGAAAGTAATTCTCAATGATGAGGACTTAGCAATTTATGAACTGGCATATCATTTACATCTTCCAATATATAGACTAGAGTCTGAGATGACATATGAAGAACTTCTTGGATGGTTTTCATATTTTGAACAAAGACCTGTGGGCTGGCGTGAAGACGATAGGACAATGAAGTATCTACAAACACAAGGTGTTAAAGAAAAACCTTGGAATGTATTTGCATCACTTGACCCTATTTATAATCGTAAGAAAGATGAGATATCTGCCATGTCAGGATTTAAAAATTCAGGTATGTTCAGTAAGCTTCTCTCAGCTTCCGGAGGAGATAAGATTGTATGATTAAAATAAAAAATAATTTAAATCTTAAAAAAGAAATGGATGAACAGATAAATAGTGCTAAAGACCTCATAGTAAAGAAGCTTATTAAAGATTTAAAGGAAGAAACACCGGTAGATTCCGGTGCAGCAAGAGACGGATGGAAATATAATGGGAATTCAATTATAAATAAAGTCCCATATATCGATGATTTAAACAGAGGAACTTCGAAACAAGCTCCTTCTTATTTCATTGAACAAACTCTTCTGAAAAGTTTAGCAGTAAGACCAAACGGTGTGATTGTTAGTAACTTATAATTTAACAATACCCCACTTATAATTGAGTGGGGTTTTAAACAAGGATATTTATGTCTGGTATTATAATTGATGTAAACGCCAAAACTGCGCAAGCTGAAAAAGACTTACAAAGTATAAATAAGTCGATTAAAAATATCGAGACAAGTACAAAAGGAGTTTCAGATTCTCTCAAACAAATGTTTGTCAGTATCGGAGGTTTAGCTGCGCTGGGTGGTTCATTGGCGTATGTAAAAAGTATTTCAACAGAGTTTAAACAACTCGAAAATAAAATAGCAACGGTTACAGGCAGAACAAAAGAACTTGTCGCAGTACAAACAGGTCTTTTAGATATCGCAAAAGCAACACGAGGATCTGTTGCAAATACTGTTCAAACATATACTACATTTGGTAGAGCTTTAAAAAATACTCATCAATCTTCTCGAGATATTTTAACAGTAACAAAAGCTATACAACAATCATTTGCAATCTCAGGAACTGCGGCAGAATCTGCTAACAGTGCTATTATCCAACTGGGTCAGGGTTTATCTTCAGGCACTTTAAGAGGAGATGAATTTAATAGTGTGATGGAGCAAGCTCCTGGATTAATTGAAGCAATAACAAAAGAATTAAAAGTTACGCAGGGTGAATTGCGTGCAATGGCTGCGGAAGGTAAGGTTACCGGAGATATAGTTTTTAAATCTCTACTTGCACAAGCCTCAAATATCAATAAAGAATTTTCAGTATTAGCTCCAACCCTTACAGAAGCATCACAAGCAACAGCACAAGCTTTCAAAGTGCTTGTCAATGAGCTTGACAAGGGCGTTGGCTTGACAGATGCCATGGGTTTAAGATCCTTCAATATTGCAAGAAAAATAGAAGAAGCATCAAAAGGCGCTTTCGAATTCGGTATAAATATTGCATTAGCCTATTATGAATTGAAGGCAAAAATTTTAGGGATTGTTGGTGAAATAAAACAATCCTTTAACACAATAAAGAATAGTGTAATACAAGCTTTTCCTCCAGATTTAATTGACAATCTTTTGGCTAAAGACTTTGAAAAAGTATTGTATCAGTTAAAAGATTTATTCTTATCAGTGTTTAGTTCTATTTCAGGCGAAATTAGCAGAATTGCTAAAGAAATATTTTATAAAATGTCAGGCAAGACTGAATTTGTAGTGATACTTTTAAGTGTCAGAAGTTTTATAAATGCCATGATTGATATGTTTAAAGATCTTTTTAAAATAGTCACAGGCAGCGATGGTTGGACAGGACTTGTCGACAGTATAGTGGGAACTTCTAACGATCTTTGGTCACTGACTGTGGCGGGTTTGACAAGATTTAAAAATAATTTTATAAACTTATTCAGTGATGTATCCGACAAAGTTATAATCACATATAGAAAAATAATAGATTTCTTTAAAGAATTAGTTAGTGGTGTTTTTAAAAGTGATTTTTCATCCAAGTTTAGTTTTACAGTTGATATTGAAAAAGCAATCTCAAATATAAAACAAGCGTATGAAATAATAAAAGCTAAAATATTTAAAACCACAGAGCCTCCGATACCTGTACAAGCTGGAGTTCTTGAAGCACCACCCAGTCTTATGGAAAAGCTTATCAGTGGCGTAAAAAATAATGCTACTTTAAATTCTGTCATAAGTACTCTGGATACTTTCAGTAAAAGAGTTATTGATATTTTCTATCAAATATACGATCAAGTGATTGGTCATTCTTGGTGGACAGATACAGTGGGCGGAGTTGTAGATACATCAAACACTCTTTGGTCAAAAGTTTCTTCAGGATTAATGTCTTTCAAATCAAAAGTCATAGGGGTTTTTAAAACAATCCATGATACTATAGCACCTTATGCAGAAGGCTTAAGTAGCTTATTTGAAAGTATTGCAAGTAAAGGTCCAACCAGTTTTAAAATAAATATTGATTTTGATAAGATACAAACAGATTTTTTATCGTTTATCGAAAAGGTTAAAGGCAACATGTCTGAATTGGGGGATAAATTCCCTTCAATACTTAAAACTGTAACTTACGGTTTAGGCTTTCTTCTTGTAAAGAATCTATTTCCCGTTGCAGCGATAGAGGGTGCTTTATTAGCGGCTTTTGCAACAAGTGGAGTATTTCTTTTAGATAACTTGTCTCAAGTATTGACCGATAAAGGTCTGCTTTCAGCTCTCGGTAAAACATTGGGTGAAGGTGCTGTATACTTTGCAAAAACTTTTATTGCTGAAATTCCAAATATCTTAAGCTCGTTATTGGGCTTGATAACTTCTTTCACTGAAGGTTTCTTATCTAATTTACCGATAATCGGTGGTGCAATAAAAGCTCTTTTCAGTTTCTCAGATATGTTCGGTTTAAGTGGTATACTCGGACTCGTAGGTACGGTATTGTTCGGCACAGGCGTGGTGTCATTGCTTAAAGGGTTCGGAGTTATTGAAAGTGCAGCAATGCTATTTGGAACAAGAGTTACAAAACTTGCAACATTCTTTATGGGACAAGGTGGCCTTATTTCTTCAGCTCTTTTTGGTGGTCCAAATACTGTAAGAATAGTCGCAACACTTTTAAGTGTTATTGATGCTTTTGATGGGTTCAGATCTCTATTTGATGATTCAACAATCGGACATACGATCGCTCAAGGTGGCTTATTTTATTTAATGTTGACCGGTAAAACAGGTCTTTCAAATATTGTTGGTAACTTCCGTACATCTGTATTAGACCCGATAACTTCAGGAATCCATAGAACTCTTAAAGATTTTGAAAAAATTGGACCAAAACAGGCGGATGTATTCGGCAAAAATCCTTTTCCTTCTTCTGGTCAAACAGATATATTTGGGATGCCCGGTGCTAAGGCTGATGCACGTTCTATGAAAATAGATTCGTTACGTATTGCTCGTTCGAAAATAGATGAGTTTATAGGATTTGCTTCAACAAAATTTCAAGCTTTTGATATTGGGGTTAATGCATTTGTAAACAAAACTGCATCCTCAACCAAACAAATGTTTTCAACAATTGCTCAAGCTTCTTCAACAGCCTTGAGTATTGGTAAGGTTGGTATGCTCACTTGGCTTTCGTTGTTGGCCATTTTCTTTGCAAAATCAGTTTCAGCAAGTGAAGATTTCCATAGTAAATTGGAAGTTAAGAAAAACCCTTTCACTCAAATAAAAGATTATCTTGGTGAATTAAACTTAGGATTGAAAGAAGGTTGGGGACAAAATGTTGTTTATATAACACTTGCAATTTCGGGAATAACCGCAGCAATAGTAGTTTTTAAATCAATAGTTTCGAGTATATTCTCAGTGGAAATACCCACAGCTGTTGGAGTGGGTGCCGCAAAAACTGCATCGACTTTCTCTGAGATGCTCTCAATGCTTGTGGCTAATTCTAAACTTGCAGGAGTCAGTATCAAAGCTGCTTTGGGAAATGCCGCAACATCTCTTGCACCGATACTGGGCAGTGCCGTAAACAAAGTCGGTTCTTTTACAGGCTCGCTCGTTAAAGCTTTCAGCGGTGTGGGTGTTATTGCAGGTGGCGCATTTCTTGGTGCAATTGCCGGAAGAATGGTGGGAGGTAATGAAATGGCCTCGATAGGCTTTGCTATGGGTGGAATGCTTGCATTCAGCATGGCAAGTGCAATCACTTCAGCCGTGGCCACATTCTTGGTTGGCTTGGGAGTTACTCTTTCAGGTGTAGGTTTATTTGCTCTAGGAGCTGCTGCTGTAGGCGCAATATCTTTATGGTTATTCGGAGATTCAGGAAAC